CTGAAAAAACATTCTTTGATTGTTTTATTGACCGATATTACGTTCTTAATTTTGTAAATGTTGAAAAACAATTTAAACAATATAAAAAGGACGAAGAATTACCAGTAACATATCCATCGTATTCTCCAGAATTTTTGGACTCAGCTAGAACTGAAGCCGGTAACGTACCAGATGGAGCAGATAATACGATTCCACTATTATTAACCAATATTGACGCTGGGCCGATTGGTTCGGAATTACGAATATTGGAGTACTCAATGATTGGCGATAATGGAGATATTCTAAAGACTGAAGGCTTTCGTAAGAGAGTTGTACTTTATCGACATGGAGAAGATTCTCCAGTAAAGAACTGGTTTTCAGAACCAATTTCAGAACCTTCACCGGATGGAGTAACTGCATATCAAGCACCAGAATTAACTGACTACTTAGAGAATGATATTGTAAAATGGATGGGAACTGACTATAGTAATGCTCATGATAATTATAAATTTGCAAAGCTATTAAATACGCATAATCGAATTGAGGCTGAAAAGAACGTACTAAAGGTTAAACTGCCAGGTTTCAATCATAGCATAACTAGAGGAAGCCGATTAAAGGTAGATATTTATGACACCCGTTCAAAAAAGATAATGGACGGTAATTTAGAAGATGACATGGCTGTTGATGATAGTCAAAAAATAGAAGGCACCAATAGTGCAAAGATGACTGACTTAATTTTGGACAAATACTTAAGCGATACGTATTATGTTAAGGAAATTATTTACAGATACGATGTTCAAAGACCTGAAAAATCATTTAGCACTGAATTAATTCTATGTAGAAGAAATTGGGTGCCTGAACCAAAAATGGAAAATATAGTTTAAAAAATGGCTCAATTAATAAACGGACCAAAAAGATGGAAACAATTTGTAAAGAGCTCACTTAGTGATTTACAAGATCCTACCTTTTTAACATTTGATATAGATTTCTTTCCACCTAAATACTATCTAGGTGGCGATCAAGTAGCATTGCATTATGACGCTTTATTTAAACCAAGCTTAGCTGAAACTGACCCAGGTAAAAATAAGTTTAACTTTGTTGAATGGCCAGCAATTGATTGGTTAATGGAGTATGGGTCACCTTGGACAAAAACTAAATCTGATAAGCTGATGGCGGCAACCGTGCTGCTTAACCAAATACAGGACAGCCCATGGTACTTTCAGTCAATTACTGGAATAGATTCATTATGGAAAGCAGCAAGCAGAGTAAAGCAAGGCGATAAGAAAGCTGAGATAACAATTAACTGTATTGACACAATTCAACAACCTTTACTTAGATTCGCAAACTATTATAGACAAGCAATATTCGATCAAGACCGATTGTCTTACACCTTACCGGATAATCTTAGAACCTTTGATATGACAATTACCCTGTTTGAGATTAGAGATATCCTTGATGACCGAGGTAGATTAACCAATGGATTGTATCAATTAAAGTACAGACTACAACGTTGCGAATTTGACTTTGATCAAATCTTATCTGGGCCAACAATGACCGAGGTTAAAGCTTATTCAACTGACCAACCTTTTACAACGTCATTTAAGATTAAAGCAGATTGGGTAATTGAGGAATCTGAATTTTCAACAGAATCTGATTATCATTCTCTTGGTATTTTTTCAGGAATTATGAATACTCTTGAAGGCCGAGCTCAAAGATTCTTAAGTAGTGCTGCAAGTTTGCCAGCTAGATTAATTGGAGACCTAACTAATCGATTACAAACAGGTCTTGAAACCTCTTTAGCACAAAACGTGTATAATAGAAGTAATGAGGTCTTATCCACAAACGAAGTCTTTGGCAGAAGATCGCCAGTTGGACCAGGAGGAGGATTATCAGTAAATGATGACGTTTACCAAGAAGATATAGCTAATCCAATTGTTACGGATGGCCAGCTTGGAGACGTTTATCCATAAAATACAGTAGTTAATGAATACTAATCATGAAATTTTTAAGGATCCTACTGGATCTGATAGGCTAACAACTAAATACTTAGGTGAAGTAGTTGACGTGAATGATCCTTTGAGAGAAGGCCGTTGTAAAGTTAAAGTGTTTAGCATATTTGATTCATTAGTAGTTGATGATATTCCATGGGCAGTACAATCTCAAAAACCTGCATTCTTTGGGCAGGACGCAAAGGCTGGGTCAATTTCAATTCCTAAAAAAGGAGCAATTGTTAACGTTAGATTTAATAATGGTGATCTGTACTCTCCAGAATACGAGCAAGTGCAAGAGATTGGAGATGATATTAAGGAGGAATTACAGAAGAGTACAATTTACGAATATGAAGGCGCTCACTATTTCCTGTTTGATGGAGATGAGAAGATTAAAATGTATTTTACTAAAGGCCGAGGTTTGACATTTGAAATGAAAGATTCTTACATTAACATTGATCAAAATTCAAAGATTGAAATTTATCATAAGGACGGACTTTCATCAGTTGAATTAGATGGTAATGTGATTACTGTAATGAGTCAGTCAAATGTAAATGTTATATCAAACGCAATAAAAACAACAGCTCAAACAGTACACATTGATGGGCAAACAACTCGACTTGGAGCTTCAAATGTTGTACAGAGCGCAGTTATGGGAGATTCCCTATATGCTACAATGCTAGGCCTAGCTGCAATGATTGATGCTAAAATGCCAGTAACCGCTGGAGCTGCTCAGCAGTTTGTTAATAATATGAAAGACTCGTTTTTATCTGAAACGGTCTCAATTGGAAAGTAACTAAACTTAGTTAGGTTAGTTAGTATTATACTGTAAATAATTGACTTGACCCTTTATCTTGAAGAATTACTATGATATACTTGGAGTAAACGAAACTTCAACCCAAGACGAAATTAAAAAGGCGTATCGCAAGCTCGCGATAAAATATCATCCAGATAAGAATAAAGAGGACGGCGCTGAAGATAAGTTTAAAGACATAGCCGCTGCATACGAAACTATAGGTTCCGAAGACAAGCGTAAAGCCTATGACTCTTCTAGAAACCCCAATAATAATTTTGACCAATTTGGGTCATTTCATGAATTTACTAGAAGAACTTCAGACTTTCGGTACTTATCAATAACTATAGACAAATGGGCAACAATTAAGGAATTAATGGATGGTGCTGACTTTGATATACAGTACACGGTTTCAAAAACATCAGCTGGGTCAGCAAAAACCGAGTCAAAAAGAATTAATGTTAAGCTTAATTTAGGCAATGACGCCTACCCGATCACTATAGAAAATGGCAGGTACTGTGTTATTTTAAAAGTTAGAGGAGCCGGATCTCAACAAGACGTTGAAGATACTGATTTCTTTGGTAGAAAAAGAAATGTCACAGCAACTGGCGACTTAATTATCAGAATAAACATTGATATGTTGGGTCTGGAAATAGAAAATAGCGACATCATTCATATAGTTGAGATGAGTCTATATGATGTATTATTTAACGAAGAAATCATCCTAGAGAGCCCAATGGGCAAAAAGTTTAGAATCAAGTCATTCAATAAAGATACGATTAGTGATCTAACGGTTAAGATACCTGATCAGGGCATAATATCAGCGTTTGGTAAACGTGGCAGCTTCATATTTAAGATACTAGTGAAACGTCCGGATTTTTCTAAGATTAGTGAAGAAGAGTTACAGACAATGAAAGATATACTGATTAGCACTAATAAATAATGTTAGTACGGCTTCACTATGTATAGTAGGTGGCACGTATAAATAATCAAAAAAGTCTGACTAAGTTGGCTACTAACACTATTAAAAGTCTAAATCAAACAGCTCTTCCTGAAAACGCAGTGTTTATCATTGAACGTATTAACGAAGCTGTTACGGTAACTAGAGGAGAGGATAATGATATTATCTTAGAAGGTACAGCAGCTGTTTTTGGAGTAAAGAACGAAAATAATCGTATTTACGAAAAACAAGAATATCTACCGCATTTAGAATACCTAAACAAGAAGATCGAAGAGCGCAGGCTATTCGGTGAACTTGACCACCCACAAAAATTTGATGTTTCATTAGCTAACGTATCTCACGTAATTTTAGCGCTTACTTATGATGAACCGTCAAACAGCGTAAAAATTAAACTTCAGTTGTTAGATACGCCATGTGGCCGTATTTCCAAGACACTAGTTAACGCAGGTTGTACAATCTCAATCTCGTCAAGAGCAGCAGGAAATGTTGGTAGCAATGGCGAAGTTAGTCTACAAAAGATCTTTACCTATGATCTAGTAGCAGAGCCAGGATTCTCTCAAGCTTCTTTAAGTCAAGTGTCTGAGAGTTTACAGAATAACTTCTCATCAGTATTCGAGTCACTAGACACCCTAAAAACAACTGCAATCACTAGCAGGTTAACAGATATTTCCGAGAATTTTAATTTCGAGGATTCTGTGAAGATTTATCAAATAAATAATTCTGAAATTCAAACTAAACAAAATAATACACAGCAAATGGCTAATAATGAGCATGTAACAAGAGAAGAGATGAACCAATATTCAGAATTGGTTAAGAAGAAATTCTCAGCTCTTCAAGAAAGTATCTCTAAAAATAATTCAGGTCTTCAAAAGATCGCTGAAAGTTCAACAGGCGAATCACCAGTTGTTGCTAAGATGGTTGAATATGTTAACTACCTTGCAGGCGAAATGGAGCAACTAGTAGAATACTCTAACTACCTATCAACTATGTTAGGTAAAGGTATAAACTACACCGAGCATGTTGCAGAAAAAGTTAATAATGTTATTGACTATTCTGACTATCTTGGTGGAAAAGTTCAAAAGAATATCGCTTACTCTGAATATGTTGGCGAAAAGTTAAATGAAACTATCAACTACACTGAGTACGTTGCTGAAAACGTTGAAAGAACAGTAGAGTACACTAACTACTTAGCTGAGAACGTTGACAGAGGCATTCAATATGCAGAATACGTTGCAGAAAGTGCAGAACAAGGTCTTCAATACTCTAACTATCTAGCTGAAAACTTAGAAGATGCTATTAAATACTCTAACTATTTAGGAGAGAATTTAAACAAAGGTATTAAATACTCTGAGTATATCGCAGAATCATTAAACGAAAAAATAACTCCAGGAGCTACGACTAAGACTCGTTCTTTATTAGGAGAAGTTAAAAAATTAAACGAAGGTGTTGAATTTGAAATCAATGAAACTTCTTCAGTTGATGACTTAGCAAATGCAGTAGACGGTATATTAAATCACATCAAATCTAACTCAGCTAAAGCCGTTTTAGAAAATAAGTATCCTTTCTTAAAGTTGTTAAACGAAGGTCGTAAACAAGCTTTCTATAGCTTAGACCAAGCTACCAAGAGTGCAATTGTTGAAACTCTTAGTGGAGCAATCTACTTTAACGAAGAAGAAGTAGTTAACTTAATGGAAGCAGTTCTTAACAAACAAGTTGAAAACACTCCTAGTTATATTAAATTTATGCCGGCTGCCTATAAAACAGTATTTGAAAGCATGAATGACGGAGAGAAAAATTGGATTGCTGCTCAAGCTAACAATTTAACTCTAAACACTGCATACCAAGTTAAATCTTTCTGGGATTCTCGCGATTTCAGAGGAATTAATGAAAGAATCGCAACTGAGTCACTTATAAATAATAATTCTATTAACGAAAACCAAGGTAAAGAAGGTTACGTATCGTACAAACAAATAAACGAAAGTCTACGCGGTTATTCTAATAACTATATGGACGCTCTCAAAAGAAGAGCACAAAATTAAAAAAACATTTTTAAAAAATGGCAACAAAAATTTTCAAAAAATTGAACGATGCTTCAATTAGAGAAACTTGGACTCCAGTTTTAGAAGGTTATGGTGCAAACGTTACAGCTCGCCCTTGGTTAGTTGACTACGCTCACAATCATGCTATCTTCGATAACGCAGGTTCAATCAATGAATCACAATCTGCTCCAGGTTTGTTCTTACAACAACCAGGTTCAATCAGTGCAATGGGAGCAATCAGCTCTCCAACTAGCTCAATGACTCCGTTCACAGCTGGTGCTAAAAACGGTTACGGTGCTTCTGTATCTGGTTCTGGTGATAAATTCCCAAGCCTTTTACCAGTTGCTATCCAAGTAGCTGCTAAGACTATCGGTTTCGACCTAGTTGGTGTAGTTCCTATGGATTCTCCAGTAGGTTTCTTACCTTACTTGGATTACGTATACCAAGGTGGTAACATCGACAAGCAATACGAGCCTTTCTTGATTAAAATCACAGGTTTGTTAGAAAACCCATCAGGTGGTGCTAAATTCACAGTAGCAACTCTTCCTTTCACAGAAGGTGCTAACTATGGTGTGAACAATGGTTCAGACGATTTAATCTTACAATACGTTGGTAAATCACGTGTTGATGGTTCTCCAATCTTCAAAGTTATCTTAAACGATGACGCTAAAACTCTTGCTGAAATATTCGTAGCTGACTGCGATATTCAACCAGCTGGAGCAACAGCTGTTTCAGGTTCTGCGGTAGCAACTTACCGTATTGCTGATAACAAAGTTGAATTAGTTTCTGCTTTAGAAAACCATATTTCTGGTTTTACTTCAGTATCTGATGCTGATTATGCTACTACTGATTTCAATGGTCCTTTTATGGGAACTACTGGAAATCAAATGGAAGGTATGACTCGTGCAACTGCTGAAACTTCTAAATTCCGTCAAATGGGTCTTCGTATGTTCACTAAGTTCATCGAGGCAAAAGGCGACCAAGTTGCTATCTCAGCAACAGTTGAGCAAATCCAAGACCTTAACCGCGTTTGGAACTTTGATGTAATGTCAATGTTAGAAAACGTTGCAGTTAACGAACTTGCACAATCAATTAACAAGAAATTGGTTGATCGTGTTCTTGGTTTAGGTGCTACTCACGCTACTGCTATCGCAGGCGTAGAAGGTGCTGGTATCACTACTTTAGACCTAACTGTAGGTTCTACTGGTTTTGAGAACATCTCAACTCTACAACGTCGTGTTGTAACTAAAATTCTTGAAATGGCTAACTTGATTTATCATAGAGGTCGTTTCGGTGCAGGTACTTACATCGTTACTAACGGTCGTGTTGCTTCTGCTTTAGCAGACGTAGCTGGTTACTCTTTCGCTCCATTCAACAATGATCTTCCATCTGCTGCTGGTCAATTATACCCTGCAGGTAAAGTACATGGTTTAACCATCTACGTTGATCCTAACTTGAAATTCAGCGATGATCGTATCCATATCGGTCGTAAAGGTGCTGATGAAGAACCAGGTGTTAAATTCCTTCCATATATCATGGCTGAGTCTCTTCAAACAATCGCAGAGGGAACTTTCTCTCCGAAAATTGGTATGAAATCTCGTTATGCTATCACAGAAGCTGGATGGCACCCAGAAACTCAATACATTACTTTGAACGTAACAGGTCTAGGTGTATTGACTGGTTCAGTTCGTCCTGCTGCTTCTTACTAATTGTAAGTAAACAGAGACATATAAGAAAAGGCTCCTCAAAAGGGAGCCTTTTCTTTTTTAATGAGGATTCACTAATAAATAACTAGGTAAAACAATACCAAAATAATACGCAAAAATGAGCAACACCGTTTTAAACTACAACGAATTCCTTTTAGAGAAAAAGGCTATTAATCAAGAAATGGCAGAACTTCCAAAAGGTAAAGGTTCTAAGTCTAGCAAAACTGTTAAACCTGAAATGGCAGAACTTCCAAAAGGTAAAGGTTCAGCATCTTCTAAAACAGTTAAACCTGCAATGGCAGAACTTCCAAAAGGTAAAGGTTCTAACTCTACTAAGACAGTTGATGAGAAAACCGCTAAATTACCTACAAACAAAGGTTCTAAATCTACTAAGACAGTTGATCCAAAGATGGCTAAATTAGTTATCACAGGTAAAGCAATCAATAAGAAAGTTGAGCCTAACATGGCTAAAATGCCTAAGTAATAAAAAAGCGACACGCTAACATGGCAAATCAAAATAAACATAGGATTGACTCCTTTCGTAATTTTGTGATTCAGGAAAATTCAATAAAGGATTTAGTTGGAAAAGCAGATGACGAGGAATTAGACTTAGACGATGCTAGAAGCATCGGTAAGAAGATTTCACGTATGAAAGGTGAAGACCGTAAGAAATACGTTGGAATCGTTAATTTCATGGGAGCATCATGTCGTATATACAACGAAATTTGGGCTAACTATAAACCGGTAGATCCAACCAAGAAAAAATCTAACCGTGGAAAAGAATTCCAAGGCGAAAAAGAATTAGGTTAATTAATTGAACGCACAAGGAGTTATAGCAGAGTCAATAATCAGTTTCAAGATAACTTGGGATAATCCAGGAAATGGACAACAGTCTATGTGGAATCAGAACAAGCAGGGAATTGAGATTCACCAAACTGACGTGTATCCTGATTTACAATATACTTCAGCATTTGGAGCTCCGTTATATACTAAATACACATCAGGAGCTCTTCTAAATGGCTTAATCAATGCAATCAATGAGATAATTGATGCAAAGCTTTCAAGTGAATCTAGTAAAGAAACTAATGAAGCCTTAGCCCTACCGGCGGGTACTGACCAAGTTAAACAATTGGGACAGGGTCCTGACCAAGCTAAACAGTTAGGACCAGGTCCTGAGCAAGCTAAACAATTAGGTACAGGAACTCCAGGAGGTGATCTGGTTAAAGTAGAAAAGCCCGGATTACCTGCGACAATAGATAATAAGCCAGAAGATAATGAGGAACCTGAGGTGAAGCCTGATGATACTAAAGAAACTCCAAAACCTGAAGCTGGTGCTAAATCGGCATATACAGTAACAGTTTACGGAGATAAGCTTAGATTTTTAGAAGGTCAACAAGAAAGAGGAGCCTATTCTGCCGGCGTTAAGTTTTTATACAAAGTTTCAAATAACCTAAGTAAGGTGATATTTGAAGAAACAATTGATAATAAGCCAAAGATTTGGGCAGAAGTAAAGATTCATGGAGCCTTTGGTAAAACAATTAAGATGGAATTTCCAGAGTTTGATGAGAAAGAATTCACGTTTGGTGGAAACCTTCTTGCTCAAATACTACCGTCAGTCGAGTTAAGTTTTACACCAGAGGTAAACTCAGTCTATTCTAAAGAAAAGCCTGAATTCGATATAGCTGACGTTATTAAAGCAACTAACATTACTCTTGGAAGTAAAACAACTTCTGAGATTCAAGCACTACAAAAGCAAATACAAAAAGAGATTGATACTCGTGAACCGGCTGAGTCAGAGACAAAGCCTGGTAAACAAGTGGCAACGGGTGCGAATAAATAACTAAAAAATAAGAGACAAGATGGCAGGTCTACCACATTTTAAAAATTCAACAGCAGGTCCTGGTAAATACGAACCGTTATACCTTAACCAGTTCGAGGTTATCATTACTCCTCCACCAGCAGTTGCTGGTAAAATCGGTTTTGGAAACAATTTGATGCTTGAGCACGTTCTTAAAGTATCAATGTTACCGGAATTCGCGGGTTCAGGTACAGCAGTTGTTACTCAGAACTATAAATTCTCTCAAAGAACATACGCGCCAGCTAAGCCGGCACAAACATATCACCAATTCACGATTGATTTTGAAGTCAATTTGAATAACGGTAATGATATGTACATTTATAATGCTCTTAGAGCATGGGCAGATCTAATCTATAACCCATTAACTGGTAGCCAAGGTCTTAAAGCTGATTACGCTAATGCAAGTATTCAAGTAACTCAGTTCAACAGAGCTGGTGTTATCTACCGAGACTTTGTATTCTCGCCAGTATTTATTGGCCCTAACAAAATGACTGAAACTGTTCTTGACTATACTCAAGATAATCAGATCTATAAGCTAACTGCTCAATTCACAGCAGATACTTATAAAGAATCAAGAATCGGTCAATAAAAATAGCTAACAAAACAGTACTATGGACATGTTTAACGTAAAACGCAGAGATAATCCTTCAATGGACAGATACACTGACATTAAGAAACCTGCATTTGGAGGTCCTAACGAAAAGGCCGATTTTGATAAAATAAAACACAACAAACTTGAAGGCTACCAAAGAGTAATTGACAGAAATGCCGATTTCGAAGGTGGAAAATTCAATCATAACTACGACACAACTTGGAAGGCTATTACAAGAGACCTTATCTCAAGACGTGCAAATAAAAAACCATTTGACCCAATGTACGCAAAACCAACAATTGCAACAGTTGACGCAGTAGAAGAAGGAAAGATCCTACGCTTCGAACAATTCGTTAACGAAAACGACGGCTTTAACATGTTTGCTGAAGCTGAAGACGAAATTCAAGACCTGGAAGAAAATCCAGCAGAATCTCCAGAAATGGCAGACGAAGCAGAAGTTGATCCAGAACAATTAGAAAATCTAATGGCTGAATTCGGCGAAGATCTAGAAGAGATGATCGCTGATATCGCTGAAAAGATGGAAATGGAAAAAGAACAAATTTGCGACCTATTATGCGCAGC